AAGATTTAATTGGTTTGTAGTAGAGTTCCAATATCTAACTATACCAGTAACTGAACTACTAGACCCAACAACTGTTTCTCCAATGATATAATCACCAGATCCTGCAAGATAAGGATCTGCAATTGTTATTGTTGGTGGATTTGTCTTTGCATATCCAGCACCAGCATCAATTATTTGAATTGATGTAATAGTTCCTGCACTACTTACAACAACTTCAGCAATTGCTGAAGTACCAGATCCGACAGGAGCACTGAAAGTAACTGCAGGAAGACCGAAATATCCAGATCCACCATCAGTTACAGTTATAATTCCAACTACTCCATTACCAGTTACTGCAGTTCCTACAAATCCAGATCCACCTCCTCCAGAAGTTGTTACAAGGGGGTCTGAAGTATATCCATATCCAGTGTTGGTTATCCTAACACCTTGAACTCTAGATCTATCAGTATTTGTTTCGCAATAATCAATAAGTCCGGTGATCATTGTTGCTATACCAACAGCAGTCAATCCATCATCAGGAGCTTTTGAAAATATGATATCTGGTGTTGATGTATATCCAGTTCCTCTATTTGTAATGGTTACATACCTTACACCACCATCAAATACTGTAGTTTCTGCTAATGCTGTAGATCCAATACCAAGCATCGTATAGATTCTTGTCCCTGCTAAGTTTGCACCAATACCACTTACCGCAGATCCAGCAACTCCACCAATCGATACTTCTGTTCCTAGTAATGCGGTATCAATTGCATCCACATCAGTATCGATGATTTCATCACCATACCGGAATAGTTCACATCTTAGTTTATATACATAATTTTTTCTTAATTGATAGAAAGGTTGTTCGTGCTCTACAAACTTAATTTCAAATATACGATTGCCTAAAGGGAAAAATATAAGATCACCTTCTTTAGGTCTACTGGATAATTTTATATTGTTCTTACTTTCTATTAATGGTTTAACATATTCTTCGTAACGTTCTCTAGAGATAGTGAGATTTAAATCGTCTTGAGATTCAATACCAAATTTACTCATTATTTCACCAGATCCTTCATATCCTTCGCTTGTATCTACATATGCTTCAATAGGATATGCATCCCTAAATTCAGAATCAACTACCTCTCTTATAATAGTCTTTTCATTTACATAAAGTCTTGGGATGTAGTATACATCTACCCCATACATCCGAAGTTGTTCATTAACTAAATCTTGAATAAGATTTTGTTCTGACTTAGTTCCTTGTTGAAAAAATGGATTGAGCATATCTTATCACCCTATCATGTCTAGAGGAGGCATCTCATAATAAGTAGGCATTTTATCTAATATGGCATCAATTTCTTTTTGAGCATCATCAAATAATTGTCTACCATTTAGTTCTATACCACCAGGAAGTTTTACTCCCTGAAATTTAATGAGATTCATTCCCCACTGACGTTTTATCGTGGATGTAAGGTATCTTTTTAAAAATGAGTCATTATATACTTTTGAATAAGTTGCTGGATCTGCAATTGAATAAGTGTCTAATACTAAGTATTCACCTGCAATAGCTTCGTTCCAATCCATATCAATGTACAATCTACCCTTTCTTTGATTAAATCTAATCTTCTTTTGGGTAGTGAGCATATGATCAATATCAGACAAAAATGTCTGAGTCATTTGATAAGTCAATAACTCAGTAGATCCTAGATAATGAATATCATTTAGGAATAATTGATATTTAAAGTTAAACATCCCACTAGAGATATTATTAGATCCTGTAAAATGAAGAATTCCTTCTACACCAATTACTCCATCGGGGAGAGGTAGATATCTTGAATCCTCTTCATAGTCATAATCAATACCACCATCACTGACTGTGGTGGTAGTTATTCCTGATGTTCCTTTTCCTCTATCAATATCTGTTTGAGTAAGTTTATATTTTAAGTATGTTTTTCCAACTCCGTCAAAGTGGCGTTCCTGGAAGAACTGGAGCGCATCATCCACAAGATCATCTATTTGCTCATCTGCAACGTTAATTTCTAATACAGGAGCACCTAGCTGCCTCTTACAGTAGCTTATTAGGGTTTGTCTGGATGATGGTTTAGCCATTATTTTGAAATGTCTATGGACGGTAGTACCGAAAGTGTTTCTTGTTGTTTTAAGTACAACTTAACGTAACTTTTAGTTACATCTCGAAGAATTTTAATATCATCTATACTATCTATATCTCTAGAAAGTTTTTCATATTCAAAGGTCTTAGATAATTTTTTAAGTTCTATTTGATCAGGATTCATTTTGCAACTCCATTACTTTTTGTTGTAATTCTATGACTGCGGTTTTTAAAAAATCAATATCGAATTTTAGTTGATTTTTTTCATTTTCTTCACGCCATTTTATATCTCTTAGTTCTAAGTAGGTTTCATATTCATCATCATCCGTATTAATTACTGCCCCAGTATCTTCATCTTTCAATAGATTTTCAAAATCTTTTACAAGAGCAAGACCTCTTTCTTCCTCTACATCATCTTCTATTTCAATAATCTGATCAAATTCGTCATTCATAATTAAGCAAGTGCGATTACTCTTAAATCTTTTAATCTAACGGGATATGTTGTATCTTCTGTAGATGCACATAGTTTTATACCGAAAGCTCTAAAGGAAGGAAGTTTATTAATACTAAATTTCAGTTCTTGGAATTCTAATTCATCAGATTCAAATCCAACACTATCAGTTTTTGATAGTTTCTCGTCTGGAGTTCCATTACTCTTAGAAAGATCTTCAACATTTCCCTGATTATCAATATTATCAAATCCTGGGAATGGATAATAAATCATTTCTTCTTTACCATCGTCATCAATAGCATAGAAAGCTCTCAAATCACTTTTAGTATTTACATATGCACTAACATAAATTTGAAGAGATGTTGCTGCATTTTCTAAAGTTATGGGTCTCGTAGCATAAACAAAAGCATGAGGATCATTCTCCAAATCTGCAGTACGCTCATCATTAGCATAATCGGTAATGGGTTTATTCATTCTATTACCGATTAAAATAACAGCACATCGATCCAAATCGATCATAGGAGATAATGTTGGACTAGTGGTTGTTAGATTGACGGATATATTAAGAGATTTATTTCCTTCAATCCCGTCAATTCCATCAAGAAGTTCAGTTTCATTAATACGGGAACAAATTAGTCTAGGAGAAGATAGGTATGTTTCTTCTTCTGTAGAAATTTTTTCAAATCCTTGATCGATAAAGGATTCTTGATTACCACCAATACTTCTTCCGGAAACAGTTCTTAGATTTAATTCTACTTCAGTACCGTTGACTTCTGTTGCTGAAATTTCTGGGTCGATAATTTCAAATTGAATATTCTGAGTAGCAGTAATATCATCACCACCAGTAGATTTAGTTTCTTCAAAAAATAAATCAGGATATCCAAAAGGACTACTAGATCTATCAATTCCAGCTTCTTGAGGGTCGATTCTTATAGTGTAATAGTCCAAATCAATTGGATTAGATACTGTTGCATCTTGCAATTCATGAGTTTTATTAATTCTTCTTAGAGAAATACCATTAAGTTCGTACTTAACAATATCTACACCTTTTTCATATGAAGTTCCTACGGTATTATCAACTTCTCTTGTAATTCCAATTAGATTAAGTCCATCAATTCCTGTGTATCCAATAATTTCTTCTTCAATTTGAATATATCCTGGATTTGTCGAAGATACACCTACGTTTTCAAACGTAGCAAAAATACTTAATCCAGTTTCACTATCAATGAGTAAATCATCAATAGGAATTGGTAAGGTTGAGTCTTCCTCAACATCTGCTGTTGTATCTACACTTGGATTGTCTGGATCAACATCATCAATAGTAACGACATTTTCTAGTGCATACATTCCATGATTAGGATGATTCACTTTGATATGAAGACCATCATGAATAACTGTACTGTCGGTGAGTGTTAGTCCACCTGATCCAGCATTTAATCCAACAGTAGCTCCACCAGAGTTTTCATATGTAACTGTACTTCCTGAACCAGTTGTAAACCTACCTTGAATATCATCAACAATAATTTCGTTTATATCGCCAAGTTCTCCGATAGATAATCTTAAATTTCTTCCTAATCCACTTCCAATCGAGTTAGATGTTACCAAATCTCCAACCTGATATCCAGATCCTCCATTAACTATGGTTGCACCAACAGCGACTCCATTTTGGACAGTTAAATTACAGGTAGCGTTTTTCCCTTCTCCTGTTATTTTTGATAACGGAACATCAAAATATGTAAGTCCACCAATCGATGGTGTGAGACCAATACCAGCATTAAAAACTGATACAGATGAAACAGCGCCAGCATTCCCGATATAATTTCCTCTACCATCAGAATTTTCTTGTGTTACAGTAACACCAGTAGTAAATCCAACTTCATTTAATCCACCACTTAAAACTAATCTTACTTGTCTAGATTCCATTTCAAATGCATCATTATCCAAAATAGAAACTTGATCGTTTCCTACGGATAATTCTGGATTATAGAAGTTTACATTTCCTGAATTTTCTTTGAAGTCAGCTCTATAAAGAGTAAACTTCATATCTTCTCTTTCAGATGGTGTCCATGTTGCACCATTCTGAGATCTAAAGAATACTCCAGAATTTGGGTTTGCTGAAACGAAAACTGATTTAGAATCATCGTCATTCGCTTTAGTAACATCTATCTCACCCATCTTAGCAACCCATACTGAGTATTTTTTGCTATTTGCAATAACAACTAATGAATGAAAAGTTTCTCCTTTTAGAAATACTGGTGATTTAAATTTAAAATTTGTTGGGGCTTCTGCATCAGGACTTACAACAACATCTTCTGGTTCTAATGTAGTTTGAGAAAATGGATAAATGTCTTTTGCAGATGGATTTCCATTTACCGTAGGTCTCAGTTCTATAGAAACGGGTAAAGCAGAATCTCCTTCATAAAAATAAACGTCAACAGACGTTGCAAAAATCCCTTTAGGATTATCTACATAGAATGTTTGCGCTAACGGGTCAATTAGTTTATCGGACATTTATCTGCTCAATAGCTTTGGTGAATAATTTACTTTTATTTATTTGCTTTTAATGTATTAAGTTCACCTTTAAGTTCTTTAATGGCTTCTACTAAGACGGGTATCATTTGAATATAATCAACAGATAGATACCCATCTTCTTCGTAAACCATTTCGGGAAACTCTTTTTGAACTTCCTGGGCTATGAGACCATACTCATAACCCTCTCTTTCATGATGTTTTTTCATTTTATCATTCCACTTATAAAGTGTTCCATTAAGATTACATACTTTATTCAAAAGAGAAATCATAATATATTTCAGACTCTAAACACTCTATTTAGTGCGTTTTGGATGATCATAATGTTTGTCTTCAGTAAGAGGTCGGATCTTCTTCCTCTTCTTCCTCTTCTTCTTCCTCCTCCTCTTCTTGCTGCTCTACCTGGTGGTCTAGGTGGACGTGCTGGAGGTCTTGGTCTTGGTCTAGGTCTAGGTCTCCGTGGATAACCTCCACCTAATCTTCTTCTCCTATTTGCTCTTGGCGTTGGTCTTGGTGCAGGTCTTGGACGAGACCTTCTCCGTGGTCTTGGTTTGCGTGGCTGGAATCTCTTTATACTACCATTCTTAAGTGGTAATTTATTAACAGGGAATCCTCGTTTCTCAAACTTCTTCTTACCTCTCTTAGTAACTTTTTTAGTTGCTTTCTTGTTTTGTGTTGCAAGAAGTGTTGCACCATACTTCCAGAGTTGGGGTTTACCCTTGTTGTAATAGCCATAATCCTTATCGCCTGGTTTAATAACATCCCTGACGTTAGACTTCTTACCCTTTCTCTTGAGTTTCCTTGCCTTCTTGGAGGTATCAATAACCTTCATCACACCTTTACGATTTTGTTTAATCGCAATGGTAGTTGTCTTCTTTTTACCTCCAGTTGGTCTTGCTGGTTTACCTCTACCTGGGTAATTCTTAGGTGGAAGCGGGTATCCAAACTCCCTGAATGCTCTCTTAGCATCCTTTTTACCACCTAGTCTTCTAATTTGGTTAAAGTTAAGGTATCTAGTTTTTCCCTTATTTTTACCCTTTTTAATGGTATATGGAACATACCAAATAGGAAGTGCTTTTCCTTTCTTATCAAAGACGTATTTAACCTTAGCAGTTTTGACTTTAGGTCTATTCTTCTTGGGTGGTGGCGTCTTGCCTCCTGGTTTACACCTTTTCTTACCCCTTCCTTTACGCCGACATGGACGTGGATCCTTCGGCACTTTAGGACCTTTAGGTGGGTCAACGTGTCTCGGTGGCTTCGTCCCTCCTGGTGGAGTGGGACTGATTGGTGCTGATTCTTCTTCGTCTCCTGGATCGGGAGTTACTGGACGTGCTCGACCACCTCTACACTTCCTAAGTACTCTTCTTCTTCCGACCTCTGCATTTGGTCTGCGAGTACATCTACGTCCTCTTCTGACTTTCAATCTCCGAAGGTGATATCTTGTCTTAAGACCACCACCGGTACATGTAAATTCATCCTCAGCCATTGTGGTGAGTTCTGCCTTATCATCAGAGTTAGTTTTGGAGTCAACTAATCTAAATGTTTTTTTACCAGCACTAAATGCATAACCAAATTTTCTCTTTCTCACACCATCTGCTGCTGGAAGGAAGAATGAACCTGCAACAGTGCCCTGACCGTCTGTGATAAGTCGTTTATTAACAACTCTACAAACGGCTTTACTCTTACGTCCTTTTAGACGCATCTTACGGTTAATAAATCCCCAATATCTTCCTCTTTGTTTGAGGGACATGATGAAAGTATCAATATTCAGAATCGTAGAATTGGATGCATAACTTGTAGGCATCGCCGTCTTTGTATATGGGTTCTGACCATATACTTTTAATGGAGTATTAACTGGACCTTCTTTATGATTAATTGGACAAACTCGTCCAGAGAATCTCATTGCCCAACGCCATCCTCTAACGGATCTAACTCTGATTCTTCTCCTTCTTACTTTAACTGCAATAGATCCTCTTCTACGGAATCTTCTCCTTCTTGCACTAGTTACACGTTCACCAACCTGGAACGTTCCCTTGATCATCTTAACTTCGATAAGCTTAGGAGTAATGGTTTTCATTACTGGAACACCATCAAAGAAAGCGTAAACCCTTGTGTTGGGTTTCATCTTCTTCGCTTTGAATTGAATGTTCCGCATTCTCATCCACTTACGGACGGCTACGGATACAAAGCGTCTTCCTTGGCGTACTCTTCTTGCCCAGAATCTACGTCTTATAGTTCTCTTACCCCATCCCTTTCTTCTAGCACCACCTCTCTTAATCTTAAACCGATGCTTTCTTCTTCTATTAATTTTTAATCTCTTTTTCCGTCTAAAGACTCCTCCAGCTGCTCTAATTCTTCTTCTTCTCCTTCTCCTCCTACGGTTAGCAGTTGTTCCACTATATTCTCCACCACGACGACGCCCTCCCTTAGGAAGATTACCTTTCCAATGATGTCTCCAATCTTTCCAAATAACACCACCCCAACCGAAGTTAGGATTCCATCTCATTTTTCTCCATTGCCGTCTAGTGAACCAGAATTTACCTCTTGAATCTTTTACTCTTCTTCCACCCAAGTTCTGGCGCACCCAAAGGTCAGAATCTGGTTGAAGTTCTAATTCACCTTCATAAAATATATCAGCAAAAGTATTAACTGGAACGTTTTGAGTTGCATATGGTTGATGAATCTCAATTTGCTCATCATAATCGAGAGTAATCACTCTACCAGTCATTTTGATATTTTCACCAATAATATTGGTATCAAATTCTGGATCAAGAGTAACAGAATCAATAACGTCAGTTCCAATACCTAGTGCGCTGAATGTTCCTAACTCTAAGTCAATTTGAGTAGTATATGGAGCAGCCCTTAATTCACCCTCTTCAGTATCTACAGAGTTCTTAAGAATTGTTACCTTTAGTTGATTTTCTGCATCAGAGAAATCATCAACAAAGAATCCAGACTTAAACCTATTAAGACCATTACCATCAGTCACCTTCATATTAGCAGTACTTTGCTCAAGAAGGTTTAAAGATGTATAGTACTCAAGTTGCTTAATACGATCTTCTAGATCTCCAATATCATCCATTGTATAGCGTTTATGGTCCGCTAATTCAATACTGGCGTCTTCTACATCTTCAAGGAATGGTGGATGAATAATTTGAGCAACTTCAATAGAATCATCCTTTGCTCCAGGAGGTGCTGGATTTTCTGATGGAGGACCTTCTACATTGTGAAACTGTCCTGCTTCATCTAAGAAAATTTTATCAACTCTAGCTAAGTAGATTGAGTAATCAAGTGTGATAGTTTCGTCTGATGCAAGAATAAAATCAGCAGAGTTTCCATCACCATCAAAAGATCTGCCAAAAAATTCAAATGGTGATCTAGAATTTTCTGTTACATTATAAAAATCAACTCTTGGTCTAATATCAATAATATCACTATGTCTAAGGTCTCCAGTTTCTGGAATATCCTTATAGTCAAAATTAGAGTAGGAATCTACCGTTGTGATATCTCCTGTGTCTGCAGCATCATATGTGCAGAACTCGTATATAATTTTTAATTTTCTCTTAGGTTCTTTAGCATCTTTATTTCTTACAAGTCTAGCATAATCATATATTGTGTCTTCAAATCCATCTGCTAAATCAAATTTATTTGTAATGTTTAAATCTGATCCAGTTTCTTTTACAAAACTTGCAGTTACTCCAGACTCTTTAAATGTAATTTTCTCACCAGGTTCATCAAATGCATCATCATTTGCTGGTATGAATCCTATAGTAGTATCATTTATTTTTTCAATTACAATACCGATAGCTTCACTAGTTGCTCCTTCAAATCTTTCACCAATAATTAAATCATCGGTAGACTGAGTAGGGCCAGAGAAGGTGCTAAATTCTAGTCTCTTAACATCTGGTTCTGCAGTATTATCAGATTCAAAAATTCCTAAGACCTCGATAACATCGGGTCTCATCAAAGCAATCTCTTCATCCTGTACTCTAGTACCATATGGATAATTTCCATATGTCAGTCCATCGTTTAATGTGGTTCCACCAACACCAGATTGACGAACTCTTGATTTATCAATAATAAGAGATCCAATTCTATTTCTAATTTTTACTTTAGATGTGTTATTAGATTTGTTGCAAGTTGCTACAAGAACACCAGCAGTATTAGATCCAAGTCCTTTTATGGTTAATTGTGTAGATGACCCATTGAAGGTCATTTTATCATCAGTCAGTTCTTCAATAGTTCCATCATTTCTTGTTAGGACATATCTTCCTGCTGTGAAAGGAAGGAAAGTAAAATCAGTTCCTGATTGTATAGCATTTGTTGCACCATCAGTAATATTGATATCAAATGTTTTTCTAACGACAATAGTAGAATCTTCAAGATTTACTTTCGCAACAAAATCTTTTGGAAACTCTGTATAAAGAGTATTATCGTCAGAAGTTTCAATTTCTGTTTCAATTTTTTGGAAATCTGTAGTCTGTACTGCAGAAGTTGGGAGAGCACCAGCACAGATTCCTGTTACTGAAGTAATCGCCTCCAGTCTCATGTTTGTTTTAGCTACAGCAGAAACTTTATTATAGGTTACAATTTCTGGGTTTCCAGAATTTGTATATGATACAAGATCACCAACATCAAATACTTTATCTAGATTGAAGTTTGCAACACTTACCGTAGAAACACCACTAGATGCTCCAGTTATACTTACATTTAAACCTGGTTCTGGAATATCCTCAGAAGCTTCAAGTATAGTATCTGCACTAAAGAAAGTTCCATTTGCATTTACTGCATGAATAGATCTTACTTTATTAATTCCATATTCTGTTGCATCCTTTACGACTCTTGTATTTTCTTCTACACCATTAAAGATTAACTTTTCACCTACGTTGAATCTACCTCTTACATCATAAGCGGTAGCAATACCAGAATTATTAACATCAAATCTGAGGTGTCCAGTTGCTCCAGTTGCTTTTCCTTTAATATGAATAGGAGTTGTTAATTTTACTGGCTCATTCAGTTCAAATTCAACATAGGGTCTAACATCATATAATGTAAGATCCCAAGTGTTTAAGTCTAAATTTTCTCTTTCATATGTTCCGTCTTCTAATTCATAATCATAAACTCTAGCAACACCAATTTCTTTACCGGCAGCTGTTGCTTGAGATCCACCAACTCTTTCATCTCTAAGAGTGATATAAAAACTTGTTTGAATTCCTAAAGTTGGATATCCAAATACTCTGTTTATTGCTAATGTTGGTCCAGAGTTATATGCTAACTGCTGATCTTCAAACTCTTTAGTTTCTCTTGGTTTATCAAATTCAAGATATGTTGGTGTATTAATTTCAATTTGATACCCATTAACATAGGCTTTAAATGGGGAAATCTTATAGATTCCCATATCATCTGTAGGTTCTGATCCCTGTAAAGTAAGTTCTCCAGGTTCATATAACCCATCATTACCTTCTTTATCATTTAGAGCTTCTAAAATCTCTACCTCTGGTTGCTCTACATAGAAGTCTCCAGCAACATCATCAACTCTTTCTGCAATGTATTTTTCATTATCTGTTTGTTGTCTGCTTCTATTATTGTTGACAATCTGACCGTTTTGAACGACCATTAATTCAACAAAATTCTCTACATCGTCGTCTTCATCAAGGTCAATCTTTACTAGATCAATTTCAATTCGTAATCTATCTGCACCTGGTGCTGTAAAGTTAGAAAATCCTTGTGCATTATCAAGAAGAGCATCATCATCTAAATGTGTTGCAATCTCTTCTGTAATAATTAAACCTACTCTATATGATGGTTTATCATCATACTGATCAAGTAGTAAGGTTTTTTCCTCAGACTCTACAAAGTGTCCTCTAATATAGTAAACACCTTCATTAATATGAACTGCAGATCCAACTTCATTTGGACTTTCTTCAACACATCTTGCAAATGGAGCATTCTCTCCAAATACAATTAAGTTTTCTAAATTTTCTTGAATTGCTGCATCTGGATCATCAGAATCATATTCATCCGCTAAGTTATTAGTAGTCTGAATTCCATCTTCTGTTAATAGGTTTTCTCCTGGAATAAAACCAGTAAACTCAGAAGATCCTGAATCTGAACTTAGATATGTAATATAATAAGTATCAAATCCCCTTTCAGAACTAGATCCCGTTAAATATGAATCGACTCTTGCTCTAATTCCCGAACTTTCGCCAACAATAACTTCGTCTAATAAATCCGCAGCATATTCTAAGATTGACTTTCCATTGAAGGAATCATCAACCATAACACATGGATATTTTTCATAATATTGAATTTCTCCACCAGTTATAGCTTTCCCTTCTTTAAAGAAATGATCACTAAATTTCTCTAACTGACCTTGCAGCATAGACTGCATAGTCGTAAGTTCTCTTGCCTGAACAGGATACCCTGGTTTAAACAGAACGCGATAATAATCATTATCGCGATCAAAATCGTCATAATAAGGAGAAACGTTAAGATTTAGTTCCTGGGGCATGATTTCTTAGAATTGCAAAATGACCTTAATATCTTCTTTTTGACTCTTTGATCTAGTGATCGCGGGTCTATTATCGACATATATGATGTCTCCTGAGTATTTTTTTACTTCTGGAAGAGCAGTTCCGTTTGTAAAATTTTGTCCCAGGTTATATGTAGTATTATTTATAGAGGTAGTTATACCGCTATAGTTTGCATCAATTGATAGTTCAACTGATCCTCCGTTAATAGTTAATGTTCCACCATCATCAGTATCAGATGTAAATCTATGTTGTATATATCCATATTCTGGAACTTTTTGAGATCCATCAGTATTAAATCCAACCTGAGCCTTATCCTGCCAGTATTTTAAAACACCAGTGATTTCATCATAAGAAACTACTCTACCAACAGCAGTACTTCCCAAACCGACTTCTTGAGTTACCTCACTATCAAAAACAAAAGATGCCGAACTATATCCAATACCGGTAAGTTTTAATGCATAGACAGCACTAACTTTATCATCAGTTAATAACTCTGTAGATCCATCTTTTGTTGGATTATGAACAATTCCCACTCTAGCAACTTGGTTTCCAACAATAAAATCTGGATTATCAGAATCATTTTCAATGCGGGTATACATTAAAATGTTAGTCGATCCCATTTCTTTATAAATGTTAGCGCCATGTCCATCTGATGGTGGAATAATAACTTCAAATTCAGGAATTGTTGTTCCCGAAATAATAGATGAATTTGAAAGATCGACTCTTCCATGAGTATATCCTTCTCCACCATCCGACACAGTTACACTGTCAACCTTTGAGTCGTTATTGACGACAATAGTGCATTCCGCATCTTCCCCATCACCACTGATTGGAATATTTGTGTATGTTACTCCACCAGTTCCTAGACCAGCACCTCTATTTGTTATTTTTACAATTTTAATCTGACCACTTGTTACTGCATTATCTCTAATTGAATCAAATGTAGAATCAGTCTCCCAATTTTTTGGAACAGGAATAAAATTTACAGAATCAAATTTTACAATATCAGAGGGTTTGATAGTATACAAATATTTCCATACATATCCATCACCACTATCTCCAGGAATCTGTGGCTCTAGATCAGTAAATAAAGGTTCATCAAGAGATGGTCTTCCCTCTATATTTTCTGGATCAGAACCATTTTGTAGACAAATATAAACTCTAAAGTCGCTATTCATCACATAAAAGTTTGATGAATAAAGACTTGTAGCGTTTGATGGTTTTGCTAAGTTTGTTCTACTAATATTATGGCGATACATATCATAAGTAGTACCAGAATTCCAAGTAATTTTTTTAATTACTTGACGAATATCCACTGAAGATATCTTCTTCAGTGCAATCATAGTGTCCCAGTAGTCAAACTCTTGCTCAAAAGAATCCTTAGGAGCAGGAGGAGACGTATCCCAGTTAGTAACAACGTCTGTGGGATTTGGAAGTCCTATAAAAGCATAGAAAGCATTATTTTCCGTATCTTCGGCAAGATCTAGAAAATTTTGCGTATTCAAAATTCTAAGTTGATCAGTTATAATTGCGGACATTTAAATACAGAACTTTTCTAGTTATTTATGAAAGATAATTGGAGGCTTTTAATGGATTCTTTCTTCTCAAAATAGGTGATGTTTCGATACCAATAATTCCATTATCTCTCTTAATATCATATGCTTCAGGGAATGGTCTAGAAATACTATCTAGTCTACCCCAAGAGAAGTTTGCAAATGTTTGTCTAGAGAGGAATGAAGAAAGTCCAAGTTGTGAATAATCTTCAACAACAGTAACAACCTGAGTGTTATTTTCAATAATCAGTGTTGCACCATCAGCGACTGTAGTAGAAACTCCTAATCCAACAGAATAAGAACCAAGTCTTGTTAAACTTGCAACAAAATCGTCACTGAATATAACGATTGGAGTTCCTGGAACAATGTCATGAACTTGGAATACACTATCAATAAATTGATTTCCTTCAACCAAGTCAACTCCATCTATTTCAATTGAAGTAACGCCATATCCAACTGTTGTCGCATTTCCGACCGTGGAATCTCGTATAGTAAAGAAGTCACCTGTTCCAATTCCACTATAATCAATTGTATTTCCAGTACCAACAATTGTTTCATCTTTCAAAGGAGAGTTTTCTGGAATAGCAAACTCAAAGATGAGACCTTGAGAAGATCCTGCTCCAATTGTTGTTGTTCCGACTCCAATAACTTCACCAAAGTCTCCTGCAAAGTCAACTCTAAATATTGTTTCTGATTTTGGAGTTGGTGGTGAAATTAAAACTGGTGGTGGATTATTATCATCATATCCAGTTCCACCAACAGAAATATTAATGGTTGCTACTTTACCAGATGCGATAATGATATTAGCTTCTGCTTGAGTTCCACTATCATCTTTTGGCGCTCCGATAGATATTGTAGGAATGTTAAAATACCCAGATCCTGCATTGGTAAGGGATATTTGAGTAACAATTCCAGATGTAACTGAAGCAGTTGCTATAGATTCTTCTGTTTCATCTTGATCGATAATATCAACGGTAGTTGTCCAATTCAGTTCTGAATTTTCTCTCGCATTATCGAAGAAAGTTCTTGCGCCTTCAATCCAAATTTGTGTACTTGCAGTACCAACA